AGGCCGTTAGCCTCGTCGTAGATCGAGGTGACCGTTCCCGCCATGACGTCCATGGCCGTTGACCGCCGTGGAGGCGCAATATCAAGCCATGAAGACAAGCTGTCCACAGCGTCTACCTCCCGTCTTGGATTTCGATGTCGACGCGCATGACCTGCGCCGGGTCATCGAGGGTCATGGAGTAGCCCGTCACCCGGCCTCGCAGGGCCTCGGTGCTGTTCAGGTGGGTGACTCGTACGTCGATGACGTCGCCGAGTTCGAGGCGCGGATCCGTGACGATCTGCAGGGCGCGCGCCTCCGACGCCGCGAGCGCGGCCGCCATGTACGTTTCTGCCGCCTCACGGATCTGGTCCTCAGACTCAGCCACATCCATAGTGTTACTGGACGACACGACACCGTACGTATCAGCCCGGTATCGTGGATCAGACCAATTGCTGACGACCGCCGCCCACTTGATTTCTTCCTTTTCCCCGCCGTCGTCGCGCTCAGACGCGTCGGTCTTGGGGGAGCCAGTGACCATCCATCGGTTGGGCTGGCGCTCGCGGCTGCGGCGGTTAGCGGAGATCAGCAGATCGCGGCCTGTATAGGTAGCGACAGCCGCATCCGTAGGCGTCGGCGGCGTAACGTGGAGGATCCCGTCGGGGGTGACGCGGTAGACCATCCCGAAGGCGCTGACGAGTTTTTGGATGGCGTCGAGACGTCCGGTGCCCCACTCGAAAAGTCGGTGGATGCTGAAATTGCGGGCGACTGCGGTCTGGACACCTCCGTCGCTCGGCTCGCCCGCTAGGCGCTGCACCTCAGACGCGAGCGTCGCGCCATCGGGTGGGGACGACGGCCAAAGCATCTCGTTTTTTTCGAGGCGCTGCGTCAAATCCAACGCCTCGACGGCCACGTGGCCGTCGTCGCTCTCTTCCCAGCTCTCGATCTGGTATACGCCCACCTGGACGTCCCACTCGCCGCGGGGAGCTGTGATGCGGGCGGCGATGTGGACGCGCTGGCCGAAGCAAGCGAGCGGGGCGTCCCACGAGGTGGGCACGTACTCTGGGGGTGCTGAAAATGTTACGCGCGTCTGTACAGCGCGATCAGCGGAGGCCTCAACCTGCACGTCCCACGCGGGGATGGTGACCGACGATCCCTTGAATTCTGCCGTTACCACTGGTGTGATGGTGACGGGACCGGATAGAACGGGCACATCGGGGCCGGGCCTCACAGTGGCATTCCCGTCAGCCACTGGGCGGCCTGCAGGTATGTCATGTGCCGCCACTTCCCGTACTTTGCTTGGACTGCGCCCCACGTGATTAGCGAGCCGCCGCCGGCCGCTGTTGCCGCTTCCTCCATGTCGGCGGGCTTGTAGCCGAGCGCCCACTCGCGGCGGACGCGATCACGGCGGCCTGTCCGTTTCGACGAGGCGCTGGTGACTGTCACGCACCTGACCTCGGGCACGTCGCAGTCACGCAGGCCGCACGCTGCGTGCGAGTGTAGCGACACGAGGGGCTGCCTCGTGTCAAGCAGCTTTTCGACCAAAGCGGATTCATCGGCGTATGCGAGGAACTCGAGTCGGCCAGTGGGTTCTGCCGAGACGGTTGAGTAACGTGCGATGGCAGTTCGACGGTCCTGCAGGTCGAACGTTGCGACGCGCGTGTCATACGCGCGTGCGTCGTCGCCGATCCACGAGACCGTAGCGGTGACGCGCCCGTCGAGCGATGCGAGCGCGTGCGGCGGCCCGACGCGACGCAGGCCATACCGCAGGCTCCCAATCGAATACTCGGTCTCCACACCGGGGGCTGCGAACATATCGCTGAACACCTGCGGTGTCCCAGTCGGGTTCACGAGTCGATTACCCGCGTAGACCTGAGCGCCGATGTCTTTCCCGTCCAGGAAAAACGACGGCAGGCCAGTTTCCTTTGAGGTCCACGCTTTAATGGTCACTGCACGCTCCTCACGACCTTTACCGCTTCTGTTCTTGCAAAAGCGCGTGTCTCTTCACCCGTCCACGGGTTGGTGACAAGAGCTGTCACGTGAATGGACGCGCCAGACAGGCCAGCGCCTGCGCCGCCGGGGACACCGCCTGTCGCGTACGGCGACGCCGAGCCAGGGATGTATGTCCCGCCGAAGATATCGGCGATCTGCGCGAGGATAGCCTCGCTGCGGCGACGCTTGGACTTGGCGAGAGGAATGTACCCCTCTCCACCAGTCTCCGGCTCAGCCCACACACGCCAGGCCCCTGCGGGCGCGATCTGCGCGACGTGCTGCTCGCGGTGGAAACCACCGCCCGCATAGAACGACAAGACAGACCCATTGGCCTGCGCAGACGGACCACCATTCTGCGAGTAATTACCCACAATATTGATGGTCCAGGTTTGTCCGTCCCATGCTGCTTTAATGCCGCTCATAACGCTACTGACATAGTCATTAGCGTTAATGTTCACATACGGGTTATACCCGTCAATTGCGGTCTTAATAGCGTCAAGCTTGGCATTCGCTTCGTCATTATTGCCATCAATAGTGACAGTGCCCGTGGCCGCGTCGACCTCGCCAACAGCCGCGACAAGCTGCGCAATTGCAGGGTCCTTGTTGGCGTCGATATCAATCGTGCCATCCTGGTTTTGCGCATAACCAAGCGTTTCCAGGATAGTTGTGATCGCACTATCGTTTGTCGCATTGATAGTGATTGTGCCACCATTCTGCGCCTGCACATACGCAATAAACGCATCAACAGACGCATTTGCTGCCTCTGTCTCAGCGGTGACGTGAGACTCAATGTTGGTGGGGATCAAATTCAATTGATCCGCGAGCGCGGCAGCCTCATCAGAGGACAATCCCATTGATTGCGCGACACTAATAAAATTGTCGCGCGTCAATTGCATTGCGGCTTGCATGTCCTCCATGGTCGAGCCGTTCTTCTCCATGGATTCGACAAGCTCCCAGCCGCTCTTGGCGAGGTCATCGAGAGCTGCTTGGTTGGCCCGGCCCGCGGCAGTGGTGATGTCTAGGGTCTGGCCGTTTTTTTCGACGGCTGCGTTTGCGGAGTCGATGGCGTCGTAGAGGTCGCGCCAGGACCCTCGTTCTCCCAGGATGATGTCCTGCAAAGTCTTTTGCGCGTCGATCAGGTCCTGGGTCTTTTGGGCCTGGTCCTCCATTGCCTGGGCGGCTTTGTTGGCCGATGACGCAAGTTTATCTTGCGCTGAGGCGTTGCCCGCGCCCGCTTCGGCGGCCAGGTCGTTCTGTTCCTTGGCTGCTTTGAGTGCTTCGGTTTGTTCGTCGAGGCCGCGCTTTGCGTCTCCGTAGGCGACAGCGAGGTTTGTCTTCTCAACGCTGTCGGCCATGGCGTTGTAGCGGTCGAAGACGGCCTGGACTCTGTTCATGGCCTCTTCGCTGCCCGCCGCGGCGTCAACGAAGTCCTTGATGTCGCCGCCTAGCTCTTTGAAGGCCTTGATGGGTGAGCGGTCGGTCTGATACTTACCGGTCAGGCCCATGACCTCTATGCTTTTGGAGAGGTTCTGGAAGGCGAGGTTTCGTGTCGCGTCGGTTGCCGCGTGGCTGATTTGGTCCAAGCTGCCCGCGTATTCTTTTGCGCGGGCGGTGGCTGCTGCCTGGGTGGCCTGGTATTCGCTGAGGACGGCGACGAGGCCGCCGACGGCGACGGTTGCGGCGAGTCCCCACGGGCCTCCGAACGCTCCGAGGAGGGCGTTGCCTGCGCCCTTCGCGGCGTTGCCGATCCCCGCGAGGGCCGGTGTTGCGGCCTGGGCGAGTGCGCTGATGTTGGAGACACCGTTGGCGCGTGCGGTGACCCACGCGGTGCCGAAGCCACCGATAGCGGCGCGCGTCTCAGCAAGGCCCCCGCGCATGCCGCTGAACCCGTCCATGATGCGCGTGATAAACGGGATGGACCCGTTTAATGACTGCATGGCGGTGCGAACGTCCATGACCATGGTGAAGATTTTCATTCCTCCGCCTGCGGCGAGGGCTGCGGCGGACGTGAAGGCGGCGAGGCCGAGGGCGCCCTGCTGCACGGGGGCGGGGAGGGCGCTGAACGCGTTGACGGCCTGCTCGGCTCCCTGCACGATGCTGCGCAGGAAGCTATTAGCGCCGCTGCCGCTCTTGATGAACAGCGTCTCGAAGCTTCCGCCGAGCTTCTCAATGTCTCCGTTGAGGTTGTCCATGCGGGCTTGGGCGGTTTCGGCTGCGTAGCCGGCATCGTTTACCTTGTCGATCCAGCTCTGGACGCCTTCTGCGCCCTGCTCGTAGAGGATGGAGGCTGCGCGGATCGCGTCCTGGCCGAACATCTGCTTGAGGGCCGCCTGCCTGTCCTCGGCGGTTAGCTTCGACAGTGACTCGTGGAGCTGGCCCGCGTAGGCGGCGAGGCCGACGAACTTGCCCTGGGCGTCGTAGGCGCTGATTCCCAGGGACTCCATGAGCTGCGCAGCCTTTTTCGACTGCGGAGTCATGTTAAGCAGCATTGTCTTGAACGAAGTGCCGGCGTCGGAGCCCAGCAGGCCTGCGGCGGCAAACGAGGCGAGCGCGCCGGTGGTTTCCTCGATGCTCAGACCTGTTTGCGAGGCGACAAGACCGGATTGCTTGAGGGCTTCGCCGAGGGCGGCGACGTCGCCCATGGCTTTACCAGCGCCGGCGGCGAGGAGGTCGGCGACGTGGCCGACGTCCGAGCCACTGAGCTTGAACTGGGTGAGGGCGACGGATGCGATTCCGGCGGCGTCTGCGACGCCCATGCTTCCCGCGGCGGCGAGGTCCAGGGATCCATTGAGGCCGCCGTTCAGGATGTCAGTCGTCGACACGCCGGCCTTGGCGAGTTCTTCGATGGCTCCGGCGGCTTCGGACGCGCTGAACGCTGTGTCCGCGCCAGCCTGGATAGCTGCGTCACGTAGCTGATTCATCTCAGCCGTAGACGAGTGCGTGGCTGCCTGGACGTTGCTCATGGCCTGGTCGAAGTCCGCGTATGACTTGACGACGTAGCCGACGGCTGCCGCCGCGGCGACACCGTACCCGACCATAGCGGTAGACGCGGTGTCCCAGGCCGCGCGCTGTAGCTGAGCGGACTGAGCAAGACGGCCCAGTGTGGTTTCGGCGACCTTGCCGGTCGGGTCGCCCTTCGCGGCGAGCTGCTCGAGGCTCGTCGCGGCGGACTTGATCTGGCGGTTGAAATCGGCGACGTTGGCGCGCAGTGTGACCTTGACGCTGCGTTCGGTCATTGTTGTCCTTTCTGCGCGCCAACGCGCCAATTCGTCAGGGAGCGACGCCCCTTTTTATTCCTCGGTTCCGGTGAATATCACGCGAGGTACCATGCCTGGCGATGGCCCGTTTTTGTTGCGTTTGCGCCAAATGTCCAACGCGAGCTGAGCGTTGTCTTGCTGCTCTTCAACCTCGAAGTACCCCTCATAATCGCCTTCTGTGAGGCGTTTGGGGTACCCGTACGAGCCGACGCGGGTGTCCTCGTACATGTCGAGCGCGCCAGCGAGGGCACGGTCTGTGTCGCACCACCCGTCGCCGGGGATGCCCAGGAACTCGGTCGGGCGCGCGCCCCACTTCTTCGCGCTTCGGAGTGCGCGGACCAGCCACGCGCCTGCGGGCCGGTCCAGGCACTCCGTCAGGAAGGGACCGAGATGCTCGGAGCCTGCGTGTTGACGGTGGCGACGGCCTGCAGAAGGGCGACGACCTGCGGTTCGACGCGGTCGCGCAGGGTTGCGAGCATGGCCGGTGTGATGCCTTCGGGTGCGATGATCTGTGCGGCGAGTTGCTCCAGGGTTGTTTCGTCGCTGTCAAGGCCTCGCTCTTCGGCGTCCTTGCGGAACCGCTGTACCCAGTCGGCTGATCTGCCTTGCACGGTGATGTCGAGGGCCGACGCTCGGATCTGGTTGGCAACGGTGCGCATCTTGTCCTTGGCGTCGCGCATGTCGTCGACGTTCACGGCGGCCTTGGCCTCGTTGTATTCCGATTCGAGGGCGGACAGGACCGCGAACAGGTGGCCGTGAGCGTACACGGTCACCGTGCGTTCCACGGGGGTGACGCCTGCGATCCAGGCGGCGAGGTCGAATGCCTCGGGCGTGATGGTCTCGTCGGGGTTGGTGTGGGTGAGAGCGATGTCGCTCATGCTGAGCTCTTCGTCGTGGGCTGCCATGCCAGTTCTCCTGTGTAGCTGTGTGTTTGTTGGGCTGCCTGCGTTGTGTGGTGTCCCGCCTGGCAGGCGCTGGCAGCCCAAATGTTGGTGCCTGCCAGGCGGGAGATTGTGTTACGCGACGATCTCGACGTCCTCCGCCGCGTCCATCACGTTCAGCTTCGCGGTGCGCTTGATGTAGCCCGCGAAGCGATCCGATGGCTTGGTTGGCGTGCCGAGGACGACCTCGTACACGGACACGATGTCGCCAGCCTCGGCAGCCTTGGACTCAACGGGACCTTCTCGTTCCACCAGCCAAATGGAAGACCCCTTCTTTCGGATGAGGTCCCAGACGAAATCCTCGGTAGTGTCCGGCTTGCCGTCGTCGTTCAGATAACGGAAAACCGTGATGTTACCTGCATAGGAGGTAGGTCCGGGGGCCTTCCCCTCACCTACCTTGCACATCTCCTGCTCGGTGATTTCGGCGTCACTATCCGCGCCGAGCGAATAGTCGTTCTTCATGATCCGGCAAGAGATTTTCTTTCCGGCTGTTACCTCAGCCAGCTTGGGAGCCGCCATGTTGGCAGGCTTCGCAGTCAGCGCCCACAAGGTAATGCGACCGTCCGCGAGGGTCTTCGCTCCGGGCATGTTTAGTCTCCTTCAGTAGGGGTGTCGGTGGTGTCGTCCCCGCTGTCGGGGGCGTCGTTGATGGCCTCCTGGCCGCAGCACATGGGTTCGCGTGCCTCGGGGGGCGGGGTGAGCGTCCAATCCTCACCCCAGATCGGGTGATCGATCCAGTGCTCGGGAATGTCCTGGAAAACGCCGGTTCGGGTGTTGTATGCGGTGACCATGTCACGGGTCCTTCGTTTCGGTGGTGGCTTGCACGCGAAAAGTCACGGTGCAGTAGCGGGGCGCGCGGTTCGCAGGCGCACCCACGGTCGAGTTGTCCGAGCGCACGTCCGTCACGCCAACGTGTGTGAGCGGGAAACAGCGCCACCCCTCGACGGTGGGCGCCCAGCCGCGCAGCCGCGCCGTCACGTCGTCCGCGAGCGCGAGGACGTTCACGGTCGTCGCGGCGACGACCTGCACGTGCAGGCGTACGTCGGCGTCGCCGCCGCATCCGCTCATGGCCTCGGACGCGGCCAGGGTGGGGGGACCCCATACGAACACGAATGGCATGCCGGGGTTGGCGGGTGGGTCGCCGACGAATGCCTTGACGGGGGTGCCCGCTGACGTGATGCCGTCGAGGCGTTCGCGCGTCTGCGTCATGATGGTGAGTGTTAGCCCCATATGTCCTCCACGATGTCGGCGATTGCTTGTTGGAAGGCTTCGGCTTCCTCGTTTAGGGCTTCGATGGGGTCGCGGGTGTGGCCGCCGCCCTTCGAGGTGCCGAAGTAGGCGATATTTGCGAGGGCGCCAGACGGTTTGTCGGGGCCGATTTCGGCTTCGACGGTGTTGTCCCCATCGATGAGGTCGTAGGAGATGGACCGTGCGACGTGGCGGATGCCGGCGTTTCCCGACTGCTTGAGGTCGGCCTGCATGGCGCGTTTGATGTTCAGCGCTCCCTTGTTGACGGCTGGTCGTAGCCAGCGTGAGAGTTCGCCGGGGAGGCGGGTCGCGTCGGCTGCGACCTGCCTGACCTCGCTGGTGTCAATCTCGATACTGCTCATAAGAGGTCGTCTCCGTTGGTTTCGACGTCGACCTGGAAGCGGCGGGAGG